AACGCATGAAATACAAAGAAATTTATGGTGACGTATCAGAATTAGATATGCGTTTAGAGACAGATTTTTTAAAAGGTGAACAGAGCAACTTAGGACAGATGGGTGGCTTTAAAAAAGGTCAAATTGAAATTGAAACCGACAATATTAATAATGTTTCTCAAAGCGTTGATATACTAGAAAAAACTCCTGTAAAGAAAAGTCCTGCTTTACAAAAGATAAGTGAGATAACAAAGCTAAGAGATGGAACATTAGGAAGCAGAACACCTATGGATAAAGATGGTCTGCCTAAAAATTTAATTAGAGACAAAGATGGTAAACCTCTCATTTTATATTATGGTGATATGGGTCAAGTTTATGATCCTGTAACACAAACATACAAACCCACACCTAGTGGTATTCCGGGTAAATTAACAAATAAGTTTTTACCTTCAGGTAGAACATATACAACAGATAAAAAGATTGGTAATTTTGTAACACCTAATCCTATTTTTGCATCAGGCTATGCCACACAGGAAGGTGGTAGTGTAATACCTGTGTATATTATAGCAGATAAAGTTACTAATATAAAAGCTAGTAGTTTCATGGATATTGATAAAGCAGGTGGGGATGCAAAAAGGGGTGAGGTTTTTGTAGGGGATGTAGGTTTTGATGCTGCTCCTCCTGTTAAGGTAGTAGATGGTAAAGAAGTTAAAGATTTAGAATTAAGAGACGAATCTATAAAAAAATATGGAACAAAGCAATATACATTTAACAAAGGCACACAAGTATTTTCTGCTATAACAGGAGAAAGGTTAACTGAATTACCTACTATAAAACAGAATATTAAAAATAAATTATTAAATTTAAGTAAAAAAGAAGAAGATATAATGCTAAAAAATTTGTCTCCTGAAGACAGATTAAAATATAAAAACATAAAAACAGGTGGAGATGAGACTGACGATTTGGATGAAGAATTTATTAATGACTTATTTTATATGTTCCGAGACATGGACTTAAAAAAGAACTTGGAAAAAAGAAATCTAGCAAAAGGTGGAGACATGAAAAAACAAATGGACTTATTTCAAGAAGGTGGACTGAAAGATGAGGGTGGCACAGTAGACCCTGTATCAGGAAACGATGTTCCACCGGGTTCTACACAAGAAGAAGTAAGAGATGACATACCTGCACAATTAAGTGAAGGAGAGTTCGTGTTTCCTGCAGACGTAGTGAGATACATTGGTCTTGAAAAACTTATGACGTTAAGACAAGAAGCCAAAGCAGGACTCAAGCGTATGGAAGAGATGGGACAGATGGGCAACAGTGATGAAGCCACATTACCTGATGACATACCTTTTACCATAGATGATCTTGACATGGAAGATGAATTAGAGTATAATGAGGGTGGAGTTGTGAAAGCACAGACAGGCACGTTTGTTGCTCCGGGATCAGGTGTTACAACTATGCCTTCTCAGTTTGCAGGACAACAACTACCATCTGCAGGTGCTACACCTAGTTATGTAGCTCCTGTCATACCACCACCTGCACCTGCACCTATAGGTGGATTTAGACCACTTACAACTTCTGCACAGACAGGTCAACAAGTGACAGGCACAACACCTAGCTTTCAAACTTTGATAGGCACAAAACCGGGACAGTATGATGAATTTCGTGAATATGTTAACGAAGCAGGTATGAAGTTACAGATACCATTTAAAGATGGACAACCTATATACCCAATACCTGAAGGATACACTTTCGTAGACCCTGAAGAAGTTAAGACAGAAGAGGTGACAACTAAAGAAGTAACACCTCAAACCACTAGAGTTGTAGAGCAAGATGGTGGTGATGACCCTGATCCTACTACAACATCTGCAGTTGATTTAACAGGTGCTCCGTTATCATATCAGTCTATGTTTGATATGGATAAACTAGATACTGCATTGAAAGATATTGCTTTTGGACAACTAAGTTTATTTGATCCAAAAGGTGCTATTTCAAGAGGAGTAATGGGTCAGGTAGATATAAATAATGTAAATTTAAGTTATCAAAAAGATTTACTGACTAATTTTAAAAGCAATCTTACAGGAAAATATGGAAAAGATTTTAACTTAGCTGTGATGGATACTTTTGATAGAGATAGATTAGCTAATTCTATGGTAGAGCTATCTCAAGTGACTCAAAATGTATTAACAGATTCAAATAATAAAGAGTTAAATATTGACGATCTAGTATCTAAAGCTAATAGAATGGGTATGAGTGTTAATAAAAAAGACCTTAATGTTAAAAATACTAATATACTTTCTAAAAATAAAATTACTCAATTAGCAAAAAATATGATTACAAAAGAATTACAACAAAGAGAAGCATCAGCTAAAGCAAGACGTGATTTTGAAGTTGCAGCAGACAAAGCTACTGATAAAGAAACAATAGATACTTTAAGTCAAGCACAAAAGGATGTTATATCTGCTGCTAAAGACATGGGAATATCGTATGGTGTTCCAGATATAAGTGACACTGATTCGGGCACATCTGATGAAGGTAGTCCGGGAATGGGTGGTGGAGACTCTGGAGATACTTCAGGCTACACAGATGATACAGGTTTAGGTGTAGGAGCTAAAGGTGGTTTCTTCTCTAAATCAAAGATGACTAAACAAAAACCTAAAGTTAAGAAGATGAAGCGAGGTGGATTAGCTTCACGTAAATAATCCACATACTAGCTACTTATCCCCCAACGATATGGCTACGATAACCCTAGGAGAAAATAATGGAACAAGCACAAGAAATGGTGGTAAATGCTACACCAAAGAAAACAGCATTTATGAACAAGCGTTCTACTCATGAAGATAGAATCAAAAAAGATGAGCAAGAGCTTGAAGAACTAAAGAAACAAGCCACAAGTGAAACTGAAGAAACTGTTACAGAAGAGAAAGCAGAAGATGAGGAAGAACCGAAGAACGCTGAAGAAAAAACTTTTAAAAAGCGTTATGGAGATTTACGAAGACACTCCCAAGAAAAAGAACGAGAGTTTCAAAAGCAACTTGATGATTTAAAAGGTCAACTAGAAAAGGCAACTAAAAAAGAAATCAAGTTACCAAAGACAGAAGCCGAGATAGAAACTTGGGCAAAAGAATATCCTGATGTAGCAGGAATAGTAGAAACAATCGCCATCAAGAAAGCAAAAGAACAATCTGATGCTTTAGAAAAAAGAATCAAAGAGATTGATGAGTTAAATGCAAGAACTACAAAAGAACGTGCAGAAGTAGAATTGTTAAAACTTCATCCTGATTTTGCAGATATAAGAGATAGTGATGACTTTCATGAATGGGCAGACGAACAACCAAAATGGGTACAAGAGGCATTATATGACAATGACAACGATGCAAGATCAGCAGCGAGAGCTATTGACTTGTATAAATCAGATAAAGGAATTGGTAAGAAAGATACGAAAAAGAGTAATAAGAGTGCTGCTTCGGAAGTTAAGGCGAAAACTACAAGGTCTGTTCCTGATACAGAAGCTAACACTAATAAGATATTAGAATCGGAAGTGCAAAGAATGTCTGCAGATGAATATGAAAAAAATGCAGACATAGTTATGGAAGCAATCCGATCAGGTAATTTTGTCTACGATGTATCTGGTTCTGCTAGATAAATAGTTGACAAACTGTTATTTATAGGTATAACTATAGGTAACTAAAAATGTGACCTCTCCACGTGGACAACTCACATAATACTAAACTTGGAAGCCTACCTGATGGTATGAGCCTATGTTTAAGTAGCTATTAAGCATACACCTCATGACTATTAGCCGATGACGAGTAAAACTGTCGTATACTTAGTGTATACATTTGTTTATTTCAATGGAGATAAAAATGGCATTTAAAACTGCAGCAGGTTATGGTAATCTGCCTAATGGTAATTTCTCCCCAGTTATTTACTCTAAGCAGGTTCAGTTAGCCTTCAGAAAGAACTCCGTTGTTGAAAATATCACCAATTCAGATTACTTTGGTGAGATTGCCAACATGGGTGATTCTGTAAAAATCATTAAAGAGCCAGAAATCACTGTCAAGGAATACGCTAGAGGTGCAAACGTACAACCTCAAGACCTTGACGATGAAGACTTCACATTGACTATTGACAAAGCAAACTACTTTGCTTTTAAGATAGACGATATTGAAGAGGCTCACAGTCATGTAAACTTCTCTCAACTAGCAAGTGACAGAGCAGGATACAGACTGAAAGATAACTACGACCAAGACGTACTTGGTTATTTGTCAGGATTTGCACAAGCATCTAACAATGCTGTAGCAAGTTCAGCTAACTCAACAGTTAACGGAACTAAAGCAGTATCAACTGCAGGTTCAGATGAATTGTTGACAAGCATGAAGCTAAGAAAAGATAGCTTTGGTAACATCACTACAGGTAGTGCTGGAGACCATTCTATCCCAATAGCTCCAAGACTAGGTGGTGCAACTGCTCAAGCAACTGCCACTGCAACTCCTTTACAGGTGATTGCAAGAATGGCAAGATTACTTGACACTCAGTTTGTAGACACTGATGGTAGATGGCTCGTTTTACACCCAACTTTTATTGAAGTCTTAAAAGATGAAGATTCACGTCTTCTAAATGGTGACTTCGGTGAGTCAGGTGCATTAAGAAGTGGTCTAGCTTTAGGTAAGATTCATGGCTTTGACGTATATATGTCAAACAACTTACCTGCAGTTGGAACAGGACCGGGAACATCAGGTTCAGCAAACCAAAACTCTAACTTTGGAGTTATCGTTGCAGGACATAGTTCAGCAGTAGCAACTGCAGAGCAAATCAACAAGACAGAGACATACAGAGACCCTGACTCTTTTGCTGATATTGTTCGTGGTATGCATATGTATGGCAGAAAGATTCTCAGACCTGAAGCAATCGTAACTGCTAAATATAACGTAGCGTAAGGGAGATATAAATGGCAACTTTTGATTTAACTTCTAAAGATACCACAGGTGTATTTTCCGACTCTATCGTGGCTATGCCATCATCTAAGAATACTAACGTGATGAGAAATATTGAGGCTTATCTTGATATTGATGCGTTAGTAGCAGCAGGTGGTAGCTTCTCAGACGGAGATGTATTTCAGGTGTTAGAGATACCTGCAAATACTTTAGTGCTAAATGCAGGTGCAGAAGTGATGAAAGCATTCACTGGCAGTTGTACACTTGACATGGACTTTGCAGGTGGTGATGATATTATTGATGGTGCAGATATAACCTCTACAGGTTTTTGTGCAGCAGGAAGTAATGGTCAAACTAACACTGTTGTAGGAAGTGCAGCTTCAACTTATACTCAATTTATCACATCAACTGATACTATTGATTGTACAATCGCAGGTGCTGCTCCAGCCACAGGAAGACTTAGAGTCTATGCCACTGTTATTGATTTAGCAGGTCATGGCTTGGATGATAAGCCTGATGAGGTCGATAGAGACCAGTTAGCTTAAACTTTTTTCTAGGGGAGCAGGGTAACTTGCTCTCCTACACTTATAGGAATTGTGCATGGCAGAGACTTTCTTAACACTAACAAATAAAGTATTGGCAAGATTAAATGAAGTGCAATTAACTTCTACGTCTTTTGCAACTGCTAGAGGTATACAAGTTCAAGCACAAAATGCAGTAAATGAATCTATAAGATATATCAATCAAAAAGAATTTCAATACCCTTTTAATCATTCAACAAAAACAGAAACACTTGTTCCGGGAACAGTGAGATATACAATACCTACAACTGCAAAGACTGTAGATTATAATACTTTTAGATTAGTCAAAGACTCTGATTTAGGTGCAAGTGGTGGTAGATTATATATTATACAATACAACGATTATATAAATAGTTATATAACACAAGAAGATGAGATAACAACTACTACCCTTGATGGTGCGTTAACAGACTCAGCTACAACTGTAACAGTAGCAAGTACAACAGGTTTTGATTCTTCAGGAACTATATTTATAGAAAATGAACAAATAACCTATACAGGAACAACCTCTACAACATTTACAGGTGCAACAAGAGGAGCTAATGATACCACTGCATCTGCACACGACAGTGCTACACAAGTGGCACAATTTGAACAGGGTGGTGTGCCACAATATGTAGCAAGAACACCTGACAATAACTTCTTATTATATCCTTTTCCAACAAAAGGTTTTAGTTTAAAATACGATTTCTTTTCTTTTCCAACAGATATGTCTGCATCGACAGATACAACAACAATACCAGATAGATTTGCTGCTGTTATAATAGATGGAGCAACAGCCTTTGTTTATCAATATAGAGGCGAAACAGCACAATATCAACTTAATTTTCAACGATTTGAACAGGGCATAAAAAATATGCAGACATTACTCGTTAATAGATTTGAGTATGTAAGGTCAACGTTTATACCAAAAGTAGGATACACTAGCACAGCAGATTTAAGTGTAAGGGTGAACTAAATGCCTGATGCTTCTCAAGTACAACCTGTAAATTTCCCTCTACAGGGTGGCTTAGTTTTAAACAAGTCAACTTTTGCCATGCAACCGGGTGAGGCACTAGAGTTACAAAATTTTGAACCTGACATAGAGGGTGGTTACA